AACGCTTCTTCCGGTGCGATCCTTGTTGGTACGGGTGCGTCTACTACAGCGTGGACTACTAGTCCGTCGATCAACACTACGGGTTCTGCCGCAACCCTCACGACGGCTCGTGCTATCGCCGGGGTGAACTTCGATGGGTCAGCGGCTATTGATCTCGGAGACAACGCAAACCTTGTCCTATCTGGACAAATCTACAGTTAGGACAGACGGAGATGGCTACATACTCTAAAGAGAAACTGTCGCACAGCACCAACGGCAAGAACATCAAGGTTGTTGCTACTGCTACGGCGGGGACTGACATCCATACCTGTACGAGTGCTACGGGCGCGAACTATGAGGAAATCTGGTTGTACGCCTGCAACACTGACGGGACGGACAGGAAACTGACGATTGAGTGGGGTGCTGTTGCTTCACCTGATGATCTGACTGAAGTCACCATTGCGGCTGAGTCCGGTTGGGTGCTAGTGGTGCCGGGTCTGTTGTTGCAGAACAGTCTGGTTGTCCAGGCGTTTGCCGCTGCGGCGAATGTGGTGATGGTCAACGGTTACGTCAACCGCATCACCGCCTAGCAAATGTTCCGTCAGGACCGGACGAACCCGTCCACGGCGGTATCCAACTGGAAGGGCCGCAAAGACTCCAAGAAGGGGCATCCTTCGACGGCTGTGTCTACTTGGTTGAATGGTGGCCTGTTCGGTGGTGCGTTCGCGGCGACCGGCGGCACCGAAACCGAATACGCCGGGTACAAGTCGTGGAAGTTCACCTCGTCGGGCACTTTCACGGTCACTAGCGGCTCGGCTGATGTGGAAATCCTCGTCGTGGCCGGTGGCGGATCTGGCGGTATGAGTACCGACGAGGGCGGAGGTGGTGGTGCCGGAGGTCTACGCACCAGCACACAGACGGTTTCCAAAGGTGACTACACGATCACCATCGGTGCCGGGGGTGCGGCCTATTCAGGTAGTGGCGCGCCGGGTAATGATGGTGTTGATTCGTCCGGGTTGACGATTACCTCCGCTGGTGGCGGCGGGGGCGGGACGTATCCGGGAAGCCACAACGGCCAACCCGGTGGTTCAGGTGGTGGTGCTGCCACTGGAGACTCCTACTACGGTGAGGGTACAGCCGGTCAGGGCAACAATGGGGGTAGCGGCGTCAGAGTCACGGATGGCGTTTGGTACACACGGCAGAGTGCTGGTGGTGGTGGTGGTGCCGGTGCGGCCGGTGCGTCGGGCACAACAGCCAGTCATCTAAATACCGTTGGTGGCAACGGCGGTATTGGTTTACAGAATGACTACGAAACGGGGTCAAACCAGTATTACGCCGGAGGTGGCGGCGGCGCGTCCGCTAACTACTACTACGGTTCTCACTACGCCACGACGCGGGGCACAGGTGGTAACGGCGGCGGTGGTCACGGGTACTACAGGAACCCCGGTCAAATAGCGGGAACAGCCGGTACGGCCAACACGGGCGGTGGTGGCAGCCAGTATTACTCGGGCGCAGGCGGTTCCGGCATCGTAATCATCCGGGTAGCGGTCTGACATGGCGCACTTCGCAGAGATAGACGCCGACAATATTGTTCTCCGGGTTCTTGTCGTTCCCGACGATCAGGAACACCGGGGGCAGGAGTTCATGGCTGACGATCTGGGCCTTGGCGGCACATGGATCCAGACCTCCTACTGGACGCGAGGGGGCATCCACTACGGCGAGGACAGCCAACCCGATGGAGGCACCGCCCTCCACTTCAACTACGCCGGTATCGGGTACCTCTGGGACGGCACCGGCTTCTCTGCCCCACAGCCGTACCCGTCGTGGGGCCTTGACGCCTCCTACATCTGGCAGCCCCCTACTCCGAAACCGACCGCGACCCGAACGGTGAACCACGAAGGCACCGACTACGAGATACCGGTGCACTACTACTGGGACGAAGACACGACTTCATGGGTTGAGGTCGGAACTTGAAGAATCTAAGGTAAGGAGCAACTATGGCTACCGCATACCCCGCAGCACTGGATACGGCTACTCAGCAGCCTTCTCCCAGCTCGTCCACGGACCTGGATACGTCCGGGTACGAGCATGACATTGTTCATACGAATCATTCCGGTGCGCTTATCGCCCTGGAGACAAAGCTGGGCCTCACCGATTCCAACGCTGCTTCTGGTTCGATCCTGGTTGGTACGGGCGCATCCACGACTGCGTGGACAACCACCCCGTCGATCAACATTACCGGCAATGCTTCCGGTACTGCCGCTACCGTAACTGGTGCCGCCCAGGCGGCTATCACTTCGGTCGGCACGCTGAGTTCTTTGGCGGTGACGGGTGCGGTGACCGCTGGGAGTGTGGTTGCCCCGTTGGCATTCAACGCCCAGACCGGCACCACATATACCTTCGTTCTGGCCGACGCCGGGAAGATGGTTACCTCGTCGAACGGGTCGGCTCAGACGGTTACGGTGCCGCCGAACTCGTCGGTGGCTTTCGATGTGGGTACGCAGATCATCGTTCAGAATATCGGGTCGGCTAACGCAACGCTGGCCGAAGGGTCCGGGGTGACGATCAACTCCAAGGACGATTCCAAAGAAATTGATGGTCAGTGGGCGGCGGCTACGCTTATCAAGACGGCGACCGATGTTTGGACGCTTATCGGTTCTCTGGCCTAATGGCTATTCGGCCAGCCGATCACGGGGTTGTCGCCGCACAGGTCGGTATCCCTCCCGGAATCACCGCTACAGGCGGCACCGAGAACTCCTACTCCGGCTACAAGAGCCACACCTTCACCGGGACGGGCACGTTCACGATCGCGTCCAACTCCGACGGTCGCACCATCGACGTTCTCGTCATCGGAGGTGGCGGTGGCACCCCTGAGGGGAACCAACGCCCCAGTGGTAATGGTGGCGGTGGTAGCGGGGGGTTCCGAGAGTTCACCAGCGTTTCCGGCGCGGCAGGAAGCACAACTGTCACGATCGGGGCCGGTGGTGCTGCCGGAGAGAACGAGGGGGTGGCTTCCAACTTCGGCACAGCCTCCACCTACCGGTCAGGTGGCGGTAACCACGGCTCGAAAACGTCCGGCGGGGCGATGGGCCAGTCCGACGGGGGCGGTGGTGGAGCAGGCTCGCTCTACGGCGTCAACAATGGCTCCGCAACCGACTCCGGTACTTACGGATACGACGGCGGTGGCGGCTGGTGGTTCGGCCTCGGCTCCACAGGTGGCGGTGGCGGCGGTGGTGGCGCTGGCGGCGCTGGCACCCAGACCACCGCCGGGGTCGGCGCTGACAACGACTACCGGACAGGCGTCAACGAAAACCGTGGCGGTGGCGGTGGTGGTGGCAACACCTACACATACGGCGGCGGACCCCCTAGCGCCATGAGTGGAGGCACCGGGGGCGGTACTGGCGGGACCGCAAACACCAGCACCAATAACACGGGCACCGACGGGACGGCCAACACGGGAGGCGGCGCTGGCGGTGACGCTTGGGGTGACGGATCGGTCGCCCCAACCGGTCAGTCGGGCGGCTCCGGCATTGTCATCATCCGCTACGCGGTCGACTGATAGGAGGCGACATGGCGCACTTCGCAGAACTTGACGAGAGCAACGTCGTCCAGCGGGTACTCGTCGTAGACAACGCCGACATCATGGACGGCGACACCGAAAGCGAATCGGTAGGGCAGGCGTTCCTGGAAGCCCTGCTCCCCGGCTCAGGGCCGTGGCTACAGACGAGTTACAACCGGAACATCCGAACCCACTTCGCCGGGATCGGGATGACCTACGACGCAACCCGCGACGCCTTCCTCCGTAAGTCGCCTTACCCATCGTGGGTGCTCAACGAGGGCACCCTTCTCTGGGAGCCACCCACCCCCCCGGTTCCCGGCTACCACTGGGACGAGGCGACGACCTCATGGGTTCAGCCACCCCAGCCGTACCCGTCGTGGACATGGGAGGACGATCACTGGCAATGGCCCGGTGACCCACCCGACGACCTGACGAAGAACTACGACTGGGACGAGGACACCACCTCATGGGTGGAGGTTGAGTAATGGCTATTGACTACAATCAGTCGTCCACCGACTACAACGCCTTAGAACACGAATACGGCGGCGCTGGTGTAGCGACGTATGAACCTGGTTACCGCCTGAAGGGCGAGAAGTACCGGAGCGTCAACTATCAGTACCGTGGTGGCGACTCGTATGAAACCCACCAGGTCACTGCGGCGATTACCGGGTCGGCTACTGCTACTGCTGCGATAACAGAAGAAGCGTTTATCACAGGGGCGATTACCGGTAGTGCGACCGTTACGGCTGTGGTTGTTGAAGAAGCGTCGATCACTGGTGCTATTACTGGTACGGCAACTGTTACCGCAGCGACCTTTGAGGAGAAGTTCCTTACCGGCACCGCATCGGGTACGGGCACGGTTGCTCTTGCTTCAGTTATCCAGGAACAGTTCCTTACTGGCACAGCAACGGGTACAGCGACAGTAACCGCCGACGTTCAATCAATTATGATCGTCGGGTCGATGAGTGGGACGGCGACTGTTACGGCGGCGACTTTTGAGGAGAAGTTCCTTGAAGCAGATGTTACTGGTACGGGGACACTGAACCAGCCGGTACTGATCCGTAAGGTCCCCCAGCCTGACATGACGATCAGCGTAACGAGTATTGTCGGTAGCAGTAATGCTGAAGAGCAGCAACATTCGCTAGACCTACTGGTAGGTGTCTAATGGCCGTATACGATAAAGGCGACCGAGTACGAGTCACTGCGTTGTTCAAGACGGCAGGGACGGGGGTGGCTACGACAGCTACCGCCACTCAAAAAAAGCCCAGCGGGGCAGATGCCGCACTGACGGTTATCGGTGGGAGCAGCACGGGTATTTACTATGTCGATGTTGATCTCGACCAGGTAGGTACCCATACGGTGAAGATCGAAAGCACCGACGTTGTTATAGCCTCCGAAACGATTGGGTTAGAGGTCGGCAAGTCGGTCTTCGATCACGCTTAGCCCATGCTGGCCCGTGACTGATACTGCGCGCGAGCAGATGACCGGCAATGCGAGCAAAGTCCGGGGTGAGCAGAACCGCAAACTGTTCCTGGAGGCATTGAAGGAACACGGGACCGTCGAACGTGCCTGCCTGACCGTCGGGGTTGGTCGTTCTGCCTACGAGAAGTGGCGACAGCGTTTCCCTGACTTCGCTGCGAGGGCGGATGCGGTCAGAATCCAGGCCCTCGAAGATGGCCCGCCAAAGCCCTGGGACGGCTCGTTTCAGACTTTCCGAGGTCAGTATTTCGGGCACCTCTCCCCGTGGTTCCATATCCGTGCCATCGAAGCGTATGAAAACACTCCAGCCGGGAACATCACCCTGATCCTCTGGCCACCAGAACACGGCAAAACTACGCTTGCCGAGGACTACTTTTGCTACAAACTGGCTACCAATCCCGAGTTCAGGATCACCGTTGGATCTGAGGGCCAGGACATGAGCCGGAAGATCCTTGGGCGTGTACGTTCTCGAATGGAGCCTCATGGGCCATTCCCTGCGTTCGTCGGGAAGTTCGGACCATTCGTACCACAGAACGCGAGTGGTCGTAAGACAGCTCAGACCTGGGGTGCCGACTACTTCAACGTCTTCAAGAAGCAGTCCTTTGACGAACGCGACTACTCGATGGTCGCCCTGGGTTGGCGCTCAAAGATCGCCGGCACCCGAACCGACCATCTGCACGTTGACGACATCCAGTCCAGGGTTTCGCTGAACCTCACCCAGCAGATGTACGAGGTGTTCCGCCAGGACTGGCTGACCCGCCCTGGCGAGATGGGGCGAACGAGCATCAACGGTACCCGTGTCGGGGAGGACGACTTCTACGAGCGGATCATGGACGAGATCGACGAGGACATCCTCCAGGTCATCCGCTTCCCGGCGATCATCACGAACGACGACGGCGAGCCCGAGCCCCTGTGGCCCGAGATGTTCACAATGGAGAAGTTGGACCGGATCCGCAGGAAGGTCGGGGAGGAAGCCTGGTCCCGGAACTACATGCAGGAACCCACCAGTTCCGCATCAGCGACCTTCACCGAAGAATCCATCCAGAAGTGCCTCAACCCCCTGCGTTCCACACTCCACGACCCACCCAAGGATTGCAGTGTCTACATCGGCCTGGACCCGGCGCTTGGGTCCAACAACTGTGTCGTTGCCGCAACCCCACATGAGGGGAAGCTCAAAATCCTGTTCATCAGGGAAGATGTGGGGTTGAGCCGCAACGAACAGATCCTCGGCATCGTGGAGGACGCGATCCTGCGCTGTATGAAGAATGGCAGCACCGTGTCCGATGTGGTCATCGAGGCGATGGTGTTCCAGAAGGGACTGTCCAGGGACGAGCGTTTGATCGAAATGACCGAACGCTACGGGTTCAGGGTCCGGGAGCACCTGACGGGAATCAACAAGTACGACGAGAACATCGGCGTCCCCTCAATGGCCCTATCCTTCATGCGTGAGGAAATCGAGATCCCCTACGCTGGGGATTCGGTCACCCGCCACCAGGCAGATCAGCTGATCCGGCAGTTGAAGGCGTGGCGTCCACTGAAGCGTGGAACGAAACTTAGGCAGGACCAGGTGATGGCCCTGTGGTTTATCTGGATTTTATGGCGACAGCGGAAGCAGGCGTTCGATGTGGACTCTTCACAATTCTCCTTCAAGGCACTACCTTGGAGTAGAACTAAGACTCCTGTGCGAGTGATGGGGCATTGATGTATACGTTCGAGGAAATAGTCGGGATCATTCGCCAACGACAGGACCATCAGTCCCCATTGATGGATCGCATGTTGGAAATCAAAGAACGGTACAACGGCGATTATGTCAT